CTCCGTTCTATCTTCCATGTTAAGCCCAAGAAGCTCTAGACCATCCTGATAGGTTTGATTCCACTCTTTACGACTTTCATTATCTGCCTCAAACAAACTAACCAGATCGTCAGCAACTTTAAGTAACTGATCTGCATCTAATTGTTCTGCTAAATTGGTATTGAAAGCTCCCTCAAAAGGACTATCTTGTTCTTCTTCACCAATAGTTATTTCTACACCACCATCCTCCTGTACTTCTATCTCTACAGGTGTTTCCTCGTTATTCTCTTCGTTCTCTGCGTTATCAACTACTTTTTCAATAGCCATCGTATGTCCTCTTTAATAATAGCTTGCCCGTTTATGTCGTAACCACCCTGCATCTTCGTCTTGCTCATCACTATGTAACCTGATAAACCCACCTTGCCTGTATCGTAACAGTGCTTGGGTCATACTATCCACATAATCATCATGCTCTCCTGCAGGGAAAGACGCTGCCTCTTCTATAACTTCTTGAGCCCATCGAGTATCTGGAGCCCAAACCGCCCCTGAAGCAAATAAATCCGTAACTGCGTTAACTCTAGCTATCTTATCATTACCTCTACTGGGGGTAAATTCTGATACAGGTATACCCATAGCCCGTAGCTCAAAAACTAACGGAGCTCCACTGGCTTTTGCCTCTACAATTAGAGCATCAGGCTGCCAATCTGCGTAATATTCCTGTGCCTTTACCTTTAACTCTGGAAACTCCATCCGTTTTTTGTACGCATCTAACAAAATAATATTGTTTGTTGTCGCTCCAGTGTCTTCATCTTCATGACTAAACACCCCCCATGTCGTACAAGCTGAATAATCTGACCTATTTGTTTTCAAAAACGCAGTATCCCACGATTGAATGATAAAATCACACGGAGGAGGGGTATCTTTCTCCCAAACCTGCCACCATTCACGTTTTATCAGGGCTCCTTCTTCAGATGTAGGGCTTTGTTGGTACTGAGCTTGCCATTTGGCGATAGGTAATTGGGTTTTTAGGTTTTCTAACTCTTCTTTTACCCAAAATTGAGGCCAAATAGGGTTGCCAGAAGGTAAAAGTGCAGGAAACTCGATGACTTCCCACTCATCTCCTCCATATTGAGCACTTGCTTTGATAACTTGACCTGTTAAATCCCGTTTTGACCACCTTGTCATTACAACTATAATGGCTCCCCCCGGTTGCAAACGCTGTCTTGGGCCAGATGTGTACCAATCATAGACTTTATCGTAGACTTCAGGGCTTGTTTCAGCGATAACAGCCTCTTGTTCTGAGTGCGGATCGTCAATTATCAACAAATCAGCACCTTTACCCGTTACAGCACCCCCTACACCAATAGCGAAGTAATCACCCCCGACATTCGTATTCCATCGTCCTGCTGCTTTAGAGTCAGACTGCAGGTGAACCGTAGGGAAAACCCGTTTGTATTCATCACTACCCACCAAGTTTCTGACCTTACGACCAAAACCTACCGCTAACTCTGCAGTATGAGAAGTTTGTATAATCTTTTTGTTAGGAAATTTACCTAAAAACCAAGCGGGCAACAGGTAAGATGCAAATTCCGACTTAGTGTGGCGAGGAGGCATATTCACAATAAGCCGTTTCATCTTACCCGCTGCAACTTGCTCAAAGGCTTCTGCCATCTTTGTATGATGATAGCCTTCTATAAAATCAGGCCACATTGTCTTTACGAACTTAATGAATTTATTCTGAGCCGTAGTTAATTCGTAACGATTACGTAACTGATCTAACTCTTCGAGCATTTCTGTTTTCTGATACACAGACATATTAGATAACACATCGGGCAGCTTTGCCTTTACTGCCTTTAGCATTTCTATATTATGCTCTAATGTAGTCATTTTATATCCTTAGACAACAATAACCCTTTTTGTAACTCATTCCAGTTCTTAACCTCTTCATCCAACTCTAACCCTTTATCTTCTAGTTCGGGGGATTTTACCTCCTGTGCATCTTCTACCACCCACTCCCCGTCCAGTATAGTATCCAACCGCTGACGTATCTTTTTCTCTAATTCTTCCGTGCTCTCATGTTTAATCGTAACTTCAGACTTATCAGTAAACAGATCAGCAGCTTTACCCAATAACTCCAGTGCTCTCATTCTATTACTATCTTTTGGTGATACAGATTCTTCAAGAAGTTTATTAACTACATACACCCGGAGTTGAGCTTTCTCCTGAACAACTTCTTTATCATACTCATCTAACAATGCAGCTAAATGAAGAGCCGCCCCATTCGTTTTTACTGTATCTTGCTTAACTTTTCGTTTAGAGGGCTTTTCTTCTTGCACGACCTCTTGGAAAGTTTCCCTAGCATTTTCTTTGTCTTCTTCAGTAGGTTGTATATCTACACCCATATTTCTAAGAGCAACTGCAGTATTACAAGCTATTTTAGCTCTATCTAAAGCATCCAGTTTTGCCCCAACAAAATCTGCATCGGGTCTTAAATCTTCAGGAAACGGTACACCTTCCTCATAATTAATTCCCACTATTGATCCTTTGCTTCTTTAATAGCCCACTTTAAATAAACTTCAGCCTTCTCTAAATCCTCTATCCTACTACTACTCTTTTTACCATATCGACTTAAATACTTAAGGACATTGCCGATGCAATACCCCTCAAACGCCTCTGAAGATAATTTTGCACGTATAAAATCAATAGTTTCTATACCACCATCTGTGTAGTGGTCAGGGTGGTGTATTACATCTTTCCCTACCTTTACCTTCGTACTAGCATCCCAGTTCGGTACAGTTTTTTCTGCATCGCTCATATTGCAGGGATAATACCAAATAAAATCAATTACGTAAAATATATGGGGGGTGGGGGTAGGGGAGGTAAAAAATAAGTGACGGGGGGTTTTCTGGGGAACGACATAAGCTACTCTCCAAAAACTCCAAATTCTCAAAAAAAGGAGGATTTAGAGAGTGCTTTTTGTGATACACGTATATGGAGAGTGTCTACCAAGATAAAAAAAGAAGAGTTGAATAGACATCCTTTTTGTGTCTTTTGTGTCTTTATGTCAACAAGTTATCGCTATATATTTTGGTCGGAAAAACCTACTGCTCCTTAGGAGCAATTTTTTTTGTAGGGGTAGTATTTTGAAAAAATTTTAAATTATTTGAGCATATTATTGTATATACGTATCGCACGTGATGCTGTCCCAAAAAAAGGGGGTCGGGGGTGGGTGGGGTGTAAATAGTAAGCTAGGCAACTATAAGTTAGCTTATCGGTTTAGGACTGAGTCCTAAACTGAATCAATATTTTTGCAAAATAATTACAAATATTACCAAATAATAGTTGACATAGTCCGATAGTCTGGTACTATACGTATATCGACAGGCAACAAGTCGATACTTTTTAAAACTTTATATGGAGGTAATATCCTATGACAAAAGTAAACTTAATCAAGATGGCACAAGCGAAATTATTAGACATCCGCAAAGCTGGTAAGGCATTATTATCCGGTGAGAAAAAATGGCGGGAAGTCATCGACAGTGTAGCATCCGCCATTACCATGCACGGGTATCAGGTTATCGATAAGGTAGCACTCGACCTAATATCAGCATGGCAGACGGTAGACGCTGTAAAGGGTAAGAAGCGGAATACCAAGGGAGTGAAATCAGCAAGGGAGGCAATATACATTCATTTTTGCCCAGAGTACGCAACTATCGGAAAAGGTCAAACCTCGGAGTCAATGACATTTCGCAAAGATATTGACGCATTAATCCAGATAGTTATCAACAAGGTATCAGCTTTGGAATGTCAACCCGTTTTTAACACTACTGACAAAAAGCCACCAGTAGCAACTCCCAGAGCTATCGTAAACAAGGTAATTGGTAAAACTGTTACTACACGTAAACCAAGAACTGCAGATACTAAGGTAGTAAAGTTCAATCAGAAAGACAGCGTAAAAGAGATTAAAATCTCTCAAATGATTGCCAAGTATCCGCAAGATGTAGAGTTGGTAAGAATGCTTCAAGAATTACTAAGTTATGTACGTCAAGCCTAACTAAAAACACTCTCAAGAATCCCCAGTCAATCGGCTGGGGATTTTTTTTGCCTCGCATATGCGAGGTTTTTTTACGTCTAAAGAATAGGACTCAATCCTAAACTTTCAAGAAGTAACTGGTATCGAATGAGGGGAGCGTGATGGTA